TCCACCCGTGGAAGAAGAAGAGGTGCTCGAGGAAGAACCCTTCGAGGAGCGTTTCTTGACGAGCTTTATCGGCGAGATGGGTGACCCAAGCAAGGGAGTGATTGGAGCTATGGGAGTCGGTCGTGCTCTCGAACATGGCTACACCAAGGAAGATGTCATAAAAAAAGCAGCATTAGAGGGAATCGGTTTCGGAGAGCAAGCAGCTAAATCTTTAGGTTTAAGTGACCTCAGTCAGTATCAGGGTTCCGGAGCAACATCTGGAACTATCGGGCTCACGGCGCTCTCAGGAGCAAGGAGGGCAGGCCTAAGTGATGAACTAATTAAGAACCTGGCTAAGCAACAAGGTTTAAACTTTGGCGCAGGAGCGGCTTCTCAACTAGGTGTCCAACAAGCTCGACCTGCGGCCACAAGTGGTGGCGGTGGTGGCAGCGCAAGCAATCTAAGTGGTTTCATTAATATTGCTGGTGGCGGGAATGCAGGAACCCTCGGTTTGGAGGCGGTGAATCGGGCGCGAGCCACAATGTCGGATACTGAGATTCGCCAACGAGCTGCAGCCCAAGGATTAAATTTCGGTGCTGCTGCACGGGAAGCTTTAGGGGTGTAGACTTCGCGTGTTTAAACCATTAGTAAAAGATGGCTTCTGTCGACACAATCACAGCCTTCATCGGTCCTAACGGCACCGAAGGGACTATTGGGTATGAAGCTGTGCTGAGAGCACGCAAGGCAGGCTTAACTGACGACCAGATCAAACAGCAAATTCAGGAAGAGAATTTGCACGTTGGCGACAAAGCTAAGGAAGCTCTGGGGATCGTTTAGCTCCGTAAAGACGTGCTCTAACTAGACAGTCCGGGGTACGGTTCAAGCTGTACCCCTTTTTTATTACGGATGAATGATGTCTACGAGCTACTGCCTAATGCTCGAAAGGGCGTCAAAGAGGTTAGAACTAGCAATAACAGCTAACGACTCAAACCACGCTCAAGCGCAGGCCGCAGACATAGCCAGAGCGCTTCAAGTAGATACGTTCGCTCTGTCTTACAAGAAAGTAAAGAGTAGCAGTCTGGCAGATCTTTTCAGACGTTTAGCAGAGAGCGACTTCAAGCACGAGGTATGCGAGGACTGGGGTGGGCGTATGTGCAATCATTCACCAGTCATATATGCGATGGGAACGAAATATTATGTGCGTCCCATGATATTAGATTATCTTGAGATCAACAAAGAGGGTTGCGTAAAACCGGCATGCGGCAACAGGTCATGCATCAATCCCTACCACAATTCTTACAAAAAGATGAAGTCATCTAAGTTGGGCGACGCAGACATAAATTTGGTATTAGCCTTCTCAAGCCAGGGCGTTCCGGTCACGGAAATCGCCAAGGCGCTCAAAGTACACAGATCAACGATCTACCGCACGATCAACCATGAACGTTTTCATGCTCGGTCTTCGAGTTAAACACGCGCCTTTCAATAATGACGGGACCATCAAGGTTAGTGCTGAGGCACTCCCGTCAACCGATAAAAAAGTCGCCACCAAGGTCCTGCTTCTTCAACAGAGCCAGCACTATGTGGGCAATCTTCTAAAGGGTCTGAAAGAAGGGGACACAATCTTCGCCGTAGGACCAACTAAAGCCGAACCCGATGGTCTGCTGAAAATGCAGCCCATGCTGATTGTCACCCAAGACAACTGGGACGACCTGCTCGCGATCAATCTCTACATCGCCACGGGTGGTCTCGGACCTAAAACAGAAGAGGCCCAAATCGGCGACAACACTGTCACCAATAGGTCTCTGGCTTGGCAAGACGAAAACCAGGAGACGAGTTGGCTAAAACTCAGCTGCTGGAATGAGATGTCAGGTCAACTCGCCGAACTCCCTCCCGGCACCCCGACTATTGCTGTCGGACGTATTAGCACCTCAGAAAAGGAAGACCGCACGTTCTTGAACTACGGAGTGGATAAGATCCTCTACCTCCCGCGTTCGACTCGTCAGTCTCCAAAGAAAGCTGCTGATCCCGAAAAAGGACGCGTTTCTACTGCTGCTCTCGGTTCTCTCGACTTTTCGCTCTGATTAACCATGGTTTTTATCGCAGGTAAATTCTCGGCTGATGAAATCCTCTGCCAGATCCCTCCGCACACGCTCCGTATCGATCTTCAAGCACGCCGTTGGAAATCCGATACTGACCCTGACGCGGCCATCACTGACTCAAACGACAACGGTATACCGATTGAATTCGTCCTTCTTGGGTTCACACCGTATTTCGGTAACCTCGGCATGCGCTCGCATGAAGAGTTTATTCGTATTAGTTATATTGGCGTCACACCTTCTCATCGTCTTCTTCCGCCACGCTGCGTATGTACAAGCATTATTAGTGGCAAGTCAAGTCAGAAGAACTTTATCTCGTACTTCCAAACCCTCTACAACAATCGTATTAACGTAGGGGAAGTCATCACCTCGACGAAGTTTGCACAAAAATCCTTCAACGAAAGGGATCCGGTCACGGGTGCTGACGGTGCCAAAATCAATTACAACGTTCTTGAGTTCAAGGATCGCCCCGCTCAGAACGACGATGAGAAAAAACTCATCGAAGATATTGGCGCGTGGCTTGAAAGCGATGGAGGAGAGCTGGTATCAGGCGCTCTTCGTAGCAGTATCTCCGGCGCGAATCTGGTGGAGCTACCTCTTGGAGAAGACCACGGGGCAATCAAAGAAGCTTTTATGGAAGCTAATCCGAAACGATTAGAAGGTAACGCACCCGCTACTCTCGCTTCTTTACCTCCATCAGCAGGCGAACCTGGTGCCGAAGCAACAAAGGAACCTCCTAGCGCTAAAAAGCAGGCGGAACCTAAGGAGCTTAACGAAGAACAGAAAGCCGCTCTGAAAGCAGCTGGTCTCGAGTTCTAAACCTCGAGCAAAAAGCCCGAAATTACGGACCCCTCCAGGGGTCCTTTTTTATGTCACATGTCGATCAGGTCACCGAAGGATGGAAGATCCACATCGTTTGCGACACAGTACATCACAATGTTCTCAAGCAAAGTACCCCTGATAAGATAACTTGCGTACACAAGACTCAAAATCTCCTCTGCTTCGGGTGTATCTAGTTTTTTAACGTTGTCTAGAAACACTCTGTGAGCAAAGTTCTGTTCTAGCGTCAGGTGAGATTTTAACTTATCTAGAACTGTATCAGCCTCCATGTCGTTCTACCAAGTCCCCAAATTTGTCTTTTCACCCATAGCAAAGAGCTCTTGGGGTAATGGCACAATTCTACTTCCGACAGACTTTGATGGTCAGCTCGAAAAGCAAGTTCAAGGAGATGAAATAACCGAAATCACTAGAAACGAAGACGAACAGAATCTCCACGATCCCGAATGGTGGGAAAGCTTTCGAGGTAGGGTTGACTGGGTGGTCGCTATAACCCAGGGTGCGGCTCAATACACATCATGGATAACCGAGTACGGCATGGATATCGCCAACGAGGGCTTAATCATCCTTGATCGCCTGACCTTCTTGGAGCCCACGAGGAATCGTGAAGGATTTTTAAACGAATCTTCTCTAGTAAACATGAAGATTCTGTCCCCCAGACCGTGTTTCCGTGCAGATGGTAAGCAATTAAAAGACTCTGTAACGTCTGCGTGGTTTGTATTCAAAAAGGCAGGCGCTGCTCGCTGCAGTACGTTCATTGATTTCGAAGTAGGCTGGCAGCACCCAAAAAACCTTCGAAAGTGAGCAAGCGTCTCAGCAACATCCTCGAGCAGCTTATAGAGCTTCAGAAAGAGCAGAACAGTAAGCTGGATAAGATCACTGCGTTACTTGTAGGGCAACAATTACTCACAGAGTGTGTCGATTACCAAAATCAACCACGGACGCCCGAGGAGTGCGCGGAGATTACGATTGAGGGTTTCTCCGCTGCTCTTTGTCTCATGGGAGAGCTGGATCAGCGTAACAGAGAGTATCAGTATCAAAAACAGGAGTTCTTCATCGATGATGAGGAAGATGATGACGAGGAAGAAGTCAACGAAATCTCAGATTCGTTCTAAGCTGAGTAAGAATTGACACGTATTTTGTGTCCGATACTCGAGTAACAGTCAACGGACTAAGGCACTACATTTGTAATGGAGTTCCTACACCGCTTCCATCCGTAACTTCGATCCTCAGTGCTACCCAGTCGGAGGAGACGCGTAAGAAGTTAGCCCACTGGAATCTAATGAATCCAGGAGTGGCAGATCAGGCTGCGGAACGCGGGACTTGGATCCACTCAAGTGTTGAGAACTATCTGCTCGGACTGAAGGTTGTACCGCCAGAAAGGTACAGCCCCTATTGGGATGGAATGCCCGCACTCCT